AACACAACACATCACATCAACACATCACAACATCACAACACATCACAACAACACAACAACACAACAACAAAACACAACAACACAACATCACAACAATCAATATATTGTATACAACAATTCATTCATTCATCCATCCAAATCATGTATCATATTGTATACATTGAATTGAGAATAATAGTATTATTTGATAAATATCAACTATTGACAATTATCAACTATCATAGTATAATCAAGATAGTTGGAACCGGGGTTGATTGTTTAGCCATGCAACCGGTATGCTTCGGGTAAAACCGTCCGGAAGCAGGGAGATGAGCACCTCCGTTTACACACCCCGTAATTCCAATATAATAATGCCATTAGTACCAATTTGGGAATATGGCTAAGGAAGGTAGAAATTAAGGCTTCAAAGCGGTTCAATTCCGCTCCCTTCCATTATCTTATAGAAAGGAGTAAATATAATGAGTAAGATTAATGAATGGCGTGCATCACTGAATGATGTTGAGGGGTTAGAGTTATCTGATAACATGGTGGGGAAACTCATGGAACTCGATGGTTTAGACATTGAATTTGATCATTTATCAGATGAAAACAAATCCCTTAATGAATCGTTAGTTGAAAAAGATGAAGAGATTGCAAAACTCAAAGATACTGTATGGAAACTATTCGAGAATCAGACAGGGATCAGCAACCAGAAACCAGAAGAGGTAGAAAACCAAAAGCCTCAAGCAAAGAAACCAAGTGATATTATTAAATTTATGTAAAGGAGTGATATAATGGCAGGAAAAAAAGCAACAGTTGTTGCTACTAATGAAGAAATCAATGCTATTATTGCTAATAACAGTTCCGAAGCTTTATCAAGTGTATTAGATTTAGCGTCTGACGGAAGTAGATCAGCAAGAGAAGCTGCGTTCAATGAATTAAAGTCAGGGTATGGTGGAACTTTATTAAACGAATATATTTCTACACTAATGAATATTGTGGGTGGTAGCTATATTCAGATGAAAAGAAAATGGAACTCACCACTTAGAGAGTTATACAGGGATAGAATTCAGGATGGAGACACAATTGAAGAGATCGCCGTAGATATGTTTCAGCGTCATAGTTTTCAATCTAAGAATTTCAGTCCGGGTGACTGTTTTAAAGTTAGTCCGCCTGATGCCGTAGCTATGTTTCACACAATCAACCATGAGAATCGTTATGATTTAACATTAAACTACGTGGAGTTACAGAAAGCGTTTTTAAATAACGGTGGATTATCCAAGTTTGTTATGAGATCATTAACACAGCTACAGAATTCAGCCGAGTATGATGATTTTAGAGATATGGTTGGAGTTGTTGAAAAAAGTTATATGTTTAGAAAAATGAGAGCTATAAAGATTGATGATCCATTAGCTTCTAAAGAGAACGCTGTGAATATGGTTCAGAAAATCCGTGAAACAGTTCTCAAAATGAGCTTCCCTACTTCTGATTATAATGTAGCAGAGATCAAAACAAGTACACCGATTGAGGATATTGTTGTCCTAATTACACCGGCAGTTGAAGCAAATCAGGTTGTAAAAGTTTTATCCGCAGCATTTAATCGTGAAGATGCGGAATTTTTGGGAAGAGTGATTGTGATTGATAAATTCGAGAAAACAAATATCGCAGCAGTTATTTGTGATAGAGACACCTTTATGTGCTTCCCGAAACTTTATGAAACACACTCAATTTATGATCCAAAAAGTTTAAATCTCAACATCTATCTACATGATCATGGGATTTATTCAGCTTCCGATTTTACATCAGCTTACGTTTTAACAACAGACGAGCAGGATAATTCAGCGATTACTGAGGTAACTGTAACTTCTGCGACCGAAACAGTAGCCAAGGGTGGAACGGATCAGATGACTGCAACCGTAACAGGTGGAACTGAAAACGAGGTTTTCTGGGAAGTAACAGGATCAAAAGCTGCAACTTTAGGAAATACATATGTATCTGATTCAGGAATGTTATATGTAGATGGTTATGAGTTAACAGGAACAAAGTTAACTGTGACAGCCGTTTCAAAATATAACAGAGAGATTAAAGGATCTCACACTGTAACAGTAGAATAGGAGTAGATTATGGGATGGAGTACAATTGTAAAATTTGTCTCCATTCCTCAATTTATTATGGGGAATGGGTCACAATTAATATTTAAAACAATAGAAGAGCAGATGCAATTTTTCAACTCTCATGTGGTAACGTCATTGACTTATGAAAATCAAAGTTATATGAGGCTAACAGGTGGGACAGCAAGATTTAAAGTAAATGCAGACACGTTAACATCTCTTGCTCCGAATTGGATAATGTTTCAAAATAAAGATTTTGGTGAAAAATGGTTTTTTGCAAATATAACTGATTTCTATTATATATCCCCAAAAGTTACAGAAGTAACGTATTCAGTTGATTCATTTCAGAGCTTTATGTTTGACATTGTTTGGGATTTGAAAAGCTATATTGCAAGACGCTCATGGTGTTCGTATGATTCAGCAACACGATTGGCTAACTTGCCAATGGAAGATATTGACATTGGATCAGAGTATGTTATTGCTGATTGTGTTTTCGATTTTAATAATTCAACAGGAAATCAGAATGATGATCAATGGTATTATTTACTATTAACGAATAAACTAACAAATACAGGTAGCACACATCATACTGTCACACCGACTAAAAAACTATCTTATTATACTGGTAACACAGAGGTAACAAAAGAATATCATAACGGTCAAGTAAATGTCTTATATGGTTACGTGATGAATTATCGTTGTCTCTATGCTTGCGTGACAAATGGTTTATTTCAGAGTGATTGTGATCTTGTAAATGCGCTTCAAATGTGTGTTCAATTACCTTTTGGAGATAGTATGTTTGAGAGTGGTTTAGAAAACATAGCAAGGAATATCACAACAAAGTCTTCTCCAAACTTTGGAAAGAATCTTCCAGAAGGATCAAAATGCTATGATCAAGCTCATTTTGGAAACATGACAAAGCAGATAAATGTAAATCATTGGAGTGAGAGCCTGTGTGATTATATAAAAAAGATCATGCATGATGATGATTCCACATGGACATATAACAGTGATCTTCCTGATTCAGCCATTGGAAAGTATTTACTTCGTTATCCCTATTCACTTTTGGAAATTTATGATTTTTATAATCAGCCTTTAAGTGTGGGGATAAATCAGATCAACCCGATTTCACCTTTTTCTAATGTCGGAACAAATAAATCTCTTGAAACGTATAAATATGCTGCGATCGGTCAAAATCCAATGCTTGTATATGGGTTAAAAAATTACATGAATACGGGTTATTCAAATAATTTTAATTCAAAAAATACCATTGGAAATATTTATGGATATTCATCATCTGCATTAAATACGGTACAAGCAAGTATTCAACTTCCAATTATTTCCGATTATTTAGCGAGCTTTTTACAGAGTAATATGAATCAGATCAACGCACAGAGGGCGAACCTAAGAGACACACTGCAGACACAGCTTAACAATGCAGGAGCTAGTTTGCAAGCGTCCGCGACATCAATTGCAGTAAGTCAAAGAAATGCATTGATCAATGCAAGAACGACAGCACAGAACAATTATTTGCAGACACAGTCAAGTTTAAATGCGCAGGTGGCAAGTTTAACAACACAAAGGAATAGTGATATATCTGTAAATCATATTAATGGTAGTGCGTTGGAAACAAAGCAAAGTCTAACAAATCAAGCAAATATTTTTTCAACTGTTAGCGGTGCAGCTTCATCAGGATTTTTTGGATTAATGACGGGGATGCCGTGGTTCGGGGTTCTAGGTGCAGCAACGGGATTCGCAGCAGGTATGACGAATCGAAAACTTCAAGCAGCGGATATTAATTCCCAAATTTCATTGAATAATCAACAGGGTAAAAATATTCAGGCGCAATACAATACAAGTGTAACAAACGCAATAAATCTTGCCGCAGCTTCCAACAAAGCGAACGCAAACACATTAAGAGCAGCGATGCAAATCACAGCAAACACAGCAGAAGCTTCAAACGCTCAAGCGCAGGCAGCTTTCGGAAACGCAACGAGAACGGCAACTACAGCATATCAGAATGAGATAAGATCTTTAAATGCTAGGATTCAAGATGCAAAAAATGTTCCACCAAGTGTGCAAAATATGGGAAATAATTACAGTAATTACAACGTTATGTATAACCGTGATTGTATCAAGTATACAACAAAGGCGATTCCACCGGAGCAGATGAGAAGGGTAATTGATTACTTTACCCGTTATGGTTTTTTGACAAACAGGTCCGAGAACTTAAAAACAATCAAGGATCGTTTTCTTAACAATAATTTGCCGGGCTTTTTCATACAGACTGTCAATGCAAATGTTGGAGGTCAGATCCCTATGGAGCATTTAACAGCAATCAGAGATATGTTAGATGCCGGTGTACATTTTTGGACAAAAGAACACTATTTAGATTATGACGCAATGAAAGGAGTGTAAATGAATATAATGAATATGTCAATACCTCTCAAAGAATTAACGAGAGGGGAAAAACTAATATCAAATAAACTTACTTCCATGAAATACCGAGAGTATTTATTGGATGTTGTGCTTTCCCGATTTAGATGGGATAGTGATGTTAATGAGCTTAAAAATCTCACATGGTATATTGAAAAATCACTTGCGGAGCATGGTTGTTTGGGGTTAACAATTCATCCAGAAACCGGAAAATATTTACTATTGAAAGCTTCAGGAGTTGGAACGCCAACTTTACACGGTGATTACACGGAGTATATGTTATATGGGGAAAATGGCTACACTTTTACAGTAAAAAAAGAAGATGTTGTTATTTTATATAATACTCTTTCGAGAGAAAATATCTATGGTTCATTGATTATAAGTTATGCTGAAAGAATCAGTGACGTGCAACGTACCGCTGATATTCGTATGAATAACCATAAATCCCCAATCATTTTGTCAGGGCCACGAAAGATGTTAGATACTTTCAAACTTTACTTAAAGAGGCTCATTCGGAATGACGAGGCTATTGTGATCACAGACGACTTAAAAGATAACTTAAAGTCAAGTATACAAGATATTAAATATGACGCAGCTTTTATCAATAATGATCTTATGACATACAAAGGTCATTTATTCAAAGAGTTTTTTGCAATGATCGGTGTGAATTTCAATAATGAAACAGGGAAAAAAGAGCGTGTAAATATACCAGAAGTTGAAGCAAATAATGAGCAGATTTTTAGAGCTAGATATTCCGCTATGTTGGCGAGAGAAACGTTTTCAAAACAAGTAAAAGAAAAATTTGGAATTGATCTCCATTGTAAATATGTTGAACCAGAGAAAGGGGGTATCACAAATGATGGAAATGGAACTGATAACAATGGAACAACTGATCAAGAAAGTCCTGAATGATCATCAAATTGACACGACAGGTTTAACGCTTAACGTTATGATGAAAATGGCCCGTCCTTATATTTTCGATTTTGAGTACCCTGTTGTGACACCTGATTATAAAGAAAAATTTGAACTTCAATTTTTAAGAAAATTTTTACGATATTATTTATGTTATACAAAGAATGATATTGATTATTGGGAGATCGATCTGGAATATGCGTTGAATTTAATTATGCCATATTATAATCAATTGATAAAATCAGAAGAATGGTTCGACAAATATATAACAAACCCTTCGAACAACACTGATTATCTTGAAACTTACACGAGGACAACAAACGGAACTCAAACTGATACAGGTAACGCAACAACGACTGGTACAGAAACTCAAACAGATATTGGAAATGGTACAACAACGTCAACATCATCTTCAACAAATAATGCTGATTCAACATCAACATCTGAAACAGAAACAACGGAAAAAGATGATGAAACAAATACAACAACTTCAACAAGTGAGTCAACTTCTTCAAATACAGCTGATACAACTGAAAACAGTACAGCGAAAACAACATCAGGTATTGAGGGTAATGATAAAACAGTGGACAACGATCTTCCAAAATCTTCCATAGACTTTGATGATTACGCGAGTGCTATTGGTTTAACCACAACAACGCAATCAACTACAACAGATAACTCAACGACAGGGACGAATAAGACAACACAATCAGCGACAGCAAATACATCCGACTCTGGGACAGCAACTAAAAAAACAAACAACACAACAACAGAGTCTAATACAACAACAGTAAAACAAAAAAACACTAAAGGTGATGAGGGGAAAAGCGTCACAGATACAACAAACAACACAGACAAACAAACGAATGCCTCAACAAAAACAGACAACAGCAGTGTAACAAATCAATCAGAATCATATGAGTTCCATAGGGTAGGTAACATCGGCGTGCAAACACCTGGGGAAGTTTTTGCTTCAACAAGGAAAGCGTTTATCAACACAATGGATATGATTCTTAAAGATAAAGAAATCACAACGTTATTCTTAGGGGTATTGAATTAGAAAGGAGATATAAATGCAGGAGTTATTGGAAACAGTTATTTTATTTATTATCATTGATATTTTTTCTGGATTTTACAAAGCTTTTAATGAAAGATCATTAAATTCAAAACGTATGTATGAAGGTATCATAAAGAAAACAGGGTATTTTTTAATATTGATTGTTGTTTTCCAACTCGATAATCTCATTGGACAGCATACCTTTATTCCGATCACATGCTATTATATTATTGGTACGGAAGGATTAAGCATTTTTGAAAATATTGGTAAATTTATAAAACTTCCGGAATCTGTAAAGAGATATTTCACTCAATTGATTGAGGATGGTGATAACGATGAAGAAAATAAAAAATAAAAATGTTATTTCTGATATGGAGTTTCTTAATGGACGGGTTTTTTACTCGTCCAAAAAGCTATTATCAAATACTGATTGTGATATTTTAATGTCTACGGGTGGACGTGGAATAGGGAAAACATTTAACTATAAAAAACTATGCATTGACGACTTCATCAAGTATAACTACGAGTTCATTTATTTGAGAAGAACAAAATCAGACAACAAATTTATTGACAATTTCTTTTCGGATATTCAGAAATATTACCAAGAATATGAGTTTTCAGTTACGAAAAATCGTTTTTGGAGTAAGAAAAATAATGAAAAAGAGAAAAGAGTTATGGGATACCCGATGATATTACAACAGGTTAAAACGTTAAAGGGATCCTCTTTTGAAAATGTAAACACAATATTTTTCGATGAGTTTTTGATTGATGATCGTGATAAAGTTGCACAGCGGTATCTAACAAACGAACTGCAGCGGTTTTGTGACTTTTATGAAACTGTTGCAAGAAATAGAGACGTACGTATCATTATGGTATCAAACGCCGTTGGATCAAATAATCCATATTTTAAAGGTTTCCACCTAAAACCTGTTGAAAATACGATCACAAAGTTTAAATGCAAAGGTGGGTTAAAAATAGCGTTAGAAATGTGTGATTCTAGCAAGTATCTTGTAGGTAAAGAAAAAACGAGATCAGGAAAATTGATGATGGCTACAGGTATGTATGAAAGTTCTGTTGAAAACAAATTTTTATTAGACGATCCATCCTCATTAAAGGAATGTCCGAAAAATGCAAGTTTCTGGATGAATATCATTGTAAATAAAAAATACTACGGTGTTTATGTTGATAATGACAGTCATATTTATTTTACAAGAAAATCAAACCCAACGAGCAAAAGAACTTATTGCTGCTATTTATCAGATGCTAATGAGAACTCTATATATGTAAACGGTAGCTCAGGATTACGTGATATTGAAATGTTAAAATCTTATATTCGATTTAATTGGTATCATTTTGAAAATTTAGATATAAAGTTTGATATAGAAGAATTTTTAAGTAAAGTAAATATCATAAAATAAAAACACCATCTATAGAGATGGTGTTTTATTATATCAAGAAAGGATGAGAAAATCATGCCCATTTAGCACATTTATAATATAACATATATTGATAAATGTGTCAACTAATTTTTTGTAAAAGTTGATCCAAATCCTGTCAACATTCCTAAATTCATATTATTGATATATTTCTTAAGAGTCTTATAAGAAACGTTTTTTGCACCAGATCCAAACTTTATAAAGTCGTTTTCCGTGTAATATAGCTTATTTGTCCATGCAAAATTTAATTTTATATTTTCTAGATCACTTTTAAACTTTGAAAGACAGCGCTCTGCATCGCTTGTCAGTTTACACCAATCATCTGAAAAATCAGTATTAAACGTTGTATTATATGTATTTATGTCCTTAAATGAAAAATCAAAAGCTTGAAAGTAATAACTGCTGTCTTTTCTTGGTAATATAAAAGGGTATGATATTAATTTACTTGATGAGTAAAAATACGTATCATTAACTTTCATTGTAACTCCATCAGGTAAAACACCTTTATATCCAGAAAAAGGTCCTTGGGATGGGATTGATAATGGAACTGAATGCCATTCGTAAAAAATAGCAGGAAGATTAAAAAACAATGATGGGTTTTCTCCCTCAGTTAAATCGGGTTTTATCAGTTCCCTCATAATTTTAATTTCATCATGATCACTTCCAATATCCATAATAGAAATGATGTGATCATTTTCTATCTTTTCTTCAGCCCATCCTGAATACATAAGACGATAATTTGCATACCATTCCTGTCCGGAAGAACTTACAAAGTTTACAAAACTATCAAAACTCATTTTATATTGAAATGAATTTTCAAAATTTTCATTCGGTAAAAGTAAACAACAATCAATTGATCCTTTAGGGATTTTATTAATAAACTCTTCTATGTAACCATCTCCATCTTTCTCTATTGTATATAATTCATAGATTGGGATGTAAGCTTTCACAGTAACATATTTTCCTCGATTACCCCACTCACTCTGCTGACATTTTTCTTCCGATTCTTCAAATGAAATATATTTATCTGAAAAGTAATCACCAAATTTTGATCTAGTCCAATGATTTGTATCAGAAAAATACGGTTGAATTTCTAAACCTGTGAAATACTGTTTCTCACAATCTAAATCAGATCCATTCTTTGACTTTGGATGAAAAGAATAAGTACTTGGAATGTTTATCCAATTATTTACAGGTACACGAAAGCTTGTCAATGATTCATCTCTATTAGACCAAAATGGGCAATATTCCAAACCACCTAATTCTTTAAGTTTCATACCCTGTGAGAAGAACAACCCAAATCCAGTATATGAAATAAGTTTTCCCGTCATATACGTTCTCCACACCTCATCCATGTCGATCTTTATTTCTGTATAAACAAAACTACGTCCCGGAAATTCCGGGATAGTAGTCAGTTCTTTTTTCTGTATTGTTGCAATTTTTTCAAATTGTTGTTTTGTTGCTTGAATCATTTTCATACACCTCTTTTAGATATTTTGTGAAAACTTTTATTCCTCGTGAAAGAGCTAGTTTGTTATCAGGAATATGATTTGAAAAATCAAAGTCATAGTCCTTAATGATTCCTATCATCTTATTCACTCCTTTCTTATTTTGAAATGTCTATTTTGAATTGTTTCCACATTTTGTTATTTTTCCCGATCCATGGATCTGGACAATGTTTTCCATTAATATCCCAATGACGCAATACATGAGAGGCAGGTACCTTATATTTTTTCATGTAATATCGAGTCACTTCAACTGTTTCTTTGTAAACTTTTTCAGGAACTCCCCCCACACTGTTACACATCTCAATATTGATCGTGTTGTAATTCGTTGCTTTTTTGTAGTACTTGCCCGCTCCATTTTTTAATGTATACAATCCCCCAACACTGTAAGCAACGTTTTTTATTGGAACAGATTTATATGACACTCCTGATCCATCAAGAAAAACGTGAGCAGATGCATGACGATTTGGTTGTTGAAAATACTTACAATTGTTTCTTGCTGTGTCACCATCATTGCCGGTGTAATGAATTGCAATGTATTTTATCGCACTTAGTGGTCTTGTTGCACCGTAATTGCTACGGTGCGCCCATAATTTTGTCCATTTTTTAATCGTTTTCAGTTTCATTGTTAAACTCCTTTCTTGCTTCTTCCAATTCTTCCTCGCTTGCTTTATACTCCCATTCTGGAAATTCTTTCATGATCTCTTTCCAAATAATGTCAACCAGTTCCATTCCTCTAGTTGTTAATTCTGGAAATCCGTTTTGATCTAACTCTGTGATCAAAAAATTATAAAATTCAGAAATCACGTTAAAGATCTTCAATGGGGCAAGTGGATCATCTTTCACTTTAAACTTGCTCATTCTGATTAGATCCTGAATTGTGTAAAGAATCTCTTCTTTGTTAGTTTCTTCCCATGTGTAAGGTTTTTGATTTCTCATATGGTACTTCCTTTCTTGTGTTAGAGAGGGAATAAAAATCCCTCTCATGATATTATTGTTGTTCAAAAAGTTTCTTTTCTCCAGAGATGATGAGTGCGATTGCAAGATCTCTTACCTGATCCTCTTCCACCTCAAAAAACTTTGCTGTTTTCTTTACAATGTAGTCACAGAGTCTCAATAGCGCAGGATCATTTTCCCCTTTTTCATATAAGAAAAGTAAAGGTGAGATATTCAGCTTTACACAATATTTTGACAGTTCTTCCATGATCGCTTTTTCAAGATGTTCATTCATTTTAGTTTTCTCCTTTCATTTGTGATGGTTTTCTATGTGCTTTGGAAATAAATTCCAAACGATAAACGTTGATTGTGATTCTTGTTTTTTGATCTTTTCCCTTGTATGTTGAAAGAGATCCATTAATTCCAATACAGTCCCCCGCGTCAAGATAAGCAACTGCGTTTTCTGCGTTCTTTCCAAATAAAGAAGTTTCAAAGAAATGCACGATCTCTTTTGATTCCTGCACTGCAATGGTAAGAAAACAGTAATTTTTACCGTTTGCTGATGTTTTCATTTCTGGTTTTTTTACTACTCTTCCTGTTAAATTTAAATTATTCATGTTTGTGTTCCTTTCTTTATAAAGTGTTTGTTAAATTGAAAAATGTTGGGATAACATTTGCTATCTGATTTGTAAATAACGTTGTTACTTTAAAAGTAACGTATGCGATCACTAAAATAACCGTGATCTTGATAAATGTTTTAAAATATTCATTCATGTTTATCACTTCCTTTCTATGTTTATATGATATCATGTAATATATGATAAGTCAATACATTTTTTAAAAATTTTTTATTTTCTGAAATTGATGGTAAATGGTGTATTTACCAAAATCACTCCACCCTTTACTATTTTTGGTTTTAAACGATAGCATTTCTTTTTCTCTTTCTCTGTTAGATCTAACTTTAATAGATCGGTTGTTGTAAATCCCTCATCAAAAAGATCAAGAAAGTTTTCTTGTGAAGCGAGTACTTCTTTAATCCCCTCTGTCATTCCAGCACATTTAATCTCCCATTCACAACTTCCATCCTTTTGATATGTATATTCAGCATAAGTTTTTGATCTGATGAACTTTGCCATTTTAAAGTCAGATTCGTGATCCCACGCTCCGAGGGCTGTTTTATCAATCCATAAAAAATCCGGCAACTCTGTCCCTGTAATATGAACACTATCCGTGTCAGCGTAGCAAAATCTACCATCCTCATGAAGTTTTTGAGCTGCTGTGATCGTAACACGTCTAGCATAAGACGTGCAAAACGCCGCAACGTCAACTCTATACGCTTTCACCCGTTCGTAGCCTTTTTTACCATTTACTCCGTTTTCATATTCGTTATCAATAAACTTTAGTTTTCCATCAATCAAAACTGGATGTTTGCCTCTTGCGATTTGGGACATTCCAAATTTACCGTATAAGGAATTCAAAAACAACTTTGCAAGAGTTCTCAACGCTTTGTTGTCGTTGTTTTCAATCTTCTGTTTTATATATTTAGTGATATATTTATCAAACAACCCTTTAATCGCTTTGAATTTGTAACCCTCAACATACTCGATTGTTAGAATCTTATAGTGTTTTTTAAATAGTTCAAAATCAACAGATGTCAACCACAAATCAACAACCTCATCACTTCCCATTGAATACTCCGCGTGACCAAACTTATACGTCTTATTTAATTGAATTGTAGGGAGAAATCCGTCCCGTATCCTAAAAGTTGTTCTGATGTGACACACATAGAGAGGATAATCAGGATCATTTTCATACTTACCTTCATACCACTCCGGTACCCCGTAAGGATAAAAATGTTTATCATCCAAAACCTGAGAAAACAAAACGCTTGGATATAAGGAATTAACGTCTAACACCAATCCAACACCCACCATCTGCTTTTTCACGCAATAGGTCCAACCCCCACGGTATGCCTTACGGATATCATTATCTTCATTTGACAAAAGTTCAGGAAAATATCTGGAAAAATCTCCATCTAACATTTCCTTGAATTGCTTCATTGCATCCCCGGGGGCTGTCATGGAAGTTAACCCCTGATCATATTGGATCTTTAAAGTCTTTTTCAGGATTCTAACATCATTCATAAGATAATCTTTTTCAAAATCAGTTAACTTGTGACCCGGTTCTCTGATTGTATCATATGATTCATCTTCATTATCATCCAAATTTCCCTTTTCAATATTCAATCCGTAAGCTTTTGGCATTTGACTAATTTTCATTGGAATTTTTTTAAACGAATCACGAAACTCAATAGATTTACATCTTTTCCCATTTTTCTTTTTCTTTATGTAAACGGTAATATTATAGAAGGTTAATGTATCATCAACCAAACAAGTAAACGTTTTGGGAATAAGATTCCTCTTGTCAGCTTTCTGCAAATACTTATATCCATGATTCAATAGCCAATCAAAAATAAACATTCCATCGAATTTCAAGTTGTGAAAATAGATTTTTGAATCATTATATGATAAATGGAACACATCAAACATGAAATCGTCAATATTAGTTCCGATATATTCTTCTTCATCTTTGTAAATATTAGCGAGCCCGTAAGCCCAAACCATGTTTTTCACTTCTTGTCCATTTGTCTCAAAATCTGCTGCATAGATTGATTCCCTCATCCTAATCATCCTTCCATGTTACCGTTTTTTAAGTTTTAACGTGCCAAATTTTTCTAATACTTTCTTATTTTCTTGTGCGTACTGAGAAACTGTTTTTTCAAGTTTCTTTGTTGGATATTTTATTCCAATATTTTCATTGTATTTTTTCTTGTAAGCTTCCCCCATGTCTTTATAAATATCTAGCGAGGTTTTCAGTTTAGATATAATCTTTGTTGCTGTTACTTCTTTATACCACTCGTCTGGATTTGCCAATAGATCTAAATGATACATTGTAGAAAAATCATCAATATCCATATTCATAATTTTATTTCTTAATTCCATCAGTTCGGTCCTTGCATCAATATCTTGAATTGCTGTAAATTCATCAATTCTTTCTTGCAATGCTTTCAAGTAATTATCTTTATATTGTTTCATTTTTTGACGGGGTGTCATTGCTCCTGCTTTACTATTTGCTAGACGTATGATCTGATTCGCTCGTTCGGTTGGATTTACAACCTGCGGGGCTGTAATTTGACCTGGATAATAATGTGTGGAATTTATGTTTCTTATTTCAGCGTCAGACATTGATGAAAATCCATAACTAGGGTTGATTCTAACCTTTTCAACTGATTCAGGTACGGTTTCCCCATAACGTTTAAAATTAGTTGCTGCTTCATTTCTTGTTCTAATATATTTTTCTGCCCTTGCTAGTTCTTTCTTCATGTTGTAAAGTTTATATTCCTCAACGCTTGACTGAAATTCTTCTTTAAATGTTAAACGTTTATCAACCTGTCTACCAATGTCTGCAACTTGCTCATTGTAGCTCTTTAAACCCTCAGATATACTTTCCATTTCTCCCATCTTTGGTTCATAAATCGTAACACCCTCAACGTTAGTCTTTTTGAAAAGCCCTACCCCACTGTTGAGATCGTTCGCAAGTCGTTTTGAATAGTTGTAGATTTCACGATTCGTATATGTGTAATCGGGATCCTTCATATCTTTGAGTTTGTACTCATAACGTTTTTGACCGTAAGCACCTAAAATCTGATCACTTGGATCATCAAGCCCCTTTGTCCTATAACGAACATTATACTCACGTTGTCTCATTGTTGCTTCATTCGCTTTGATGTTTTCAAACATTTGTTCCCTTGTAGCCCCTTTTTCAGCAGGTTTATATACTTTACTCATAAACTTCAAACCCCCCATCATTTAAGAAATCAATAACTTCATTGATATCCATATCTTCTTTTCTACATAATGTTTCAAGTGCTTCTCTTTTTATTCTGAAAATTCTTGAACTCCATGCATTTACAGTTGCGTGTGACACTTCACATAATACTGCAAGTTCCTCAAATGTCACCCCTAAAGTGAGGGCTAAGATTCTGATACTGTTACCTTTGACTTTCTGTTTAATCATTGTTATTACTTCCTTTCTTAATTACTTCGATTTTTTGTAAACACCCTTTACGAGTGTATGTAGCTTTATAAATTACTTCATTCTCTGCTAACTGCTCCGTTTTAATGTTTCTTAATTCTCTGATCTTATCAACAGGATTTCCTTGATTGATATAACCAATATAATACTCTTCCATTTATTCCTCCTTTCTGTTTATATTAATATAATAACATTATATGTAATATTTGTCAATACTATTATTCTCAATTCAATGTATACAATATGATACATGATTTGGATGGATGAATGAATGAATTGTTGTATACAATATATTGATTGTTGTGATGTTGTGTTGTTGTGTTTTGTTGTTGTGTTGTTGTGTTGTTGTGATGTGTTGTGATGTTGTGATGTGTTGATGTGATGTGTTGTGTT